AAAACCAATTGGTTTCAATAAAATTCTCGTATATAATATGTGCAGAAATTTTATAATATAAAAATTTTTCAAAATATCGTTTACTCACTATTAATTTATGGGATATACTATTGCAATAAGTGTAATAAAAATTATACGCGTCTTCAAACGACAATAAAGTTTGATTCGAGGTTTTCACGTGCATTTTTATATAATCAAACGAGTTTTCAATGTCCTTGTTTTTATTCCACGATACTGACGAAACATTGAGTACATACTTGTCATCAACAATAACAACTTCAGAGAAAAAATGACGCAGTATGCTGAGTACATTTTCCTCGTTAATGTTATTGCTATTATTTGCCATGCTCGTATTAGTTGACATTTGTTTTGACCACAATTTAAACAAAGAACAGATCTCGTCAAGTTCTAGTTCGCTATCAAATGTTGTATCGGCCACATTAGTTACATTAATCGTCGACTCCCAAAACTTTATGAATTCACTATGAAGCGGCAAATACTTGCTCGTTATATTTGTAAATGAATCTGTAGTATCATCGTAACTATACTTTTCCTTCAATAAGCCTTTCAAATTGTTTGCATATATCATAACTGGAAGTGATGACTTGGTAAGGTATTGTTTCCAGAGAAAATGCAACATTTTCCACTCAATCTTAGATGAATTCATGTCGTCATTGACAATATACTTTGAGCAGAATGCATCTATTATCTCTATTTGTGGTGTGTCTTTTAAAAAATAAATATAATTCTTTGTTTCTTCGTCGGCATTATTATCAAGAAACATATCTGAATTTCCATGTCGAATAGAATAATGAGATGCAACACATAACAAATCCAATCCGTAATTACGTAAAATATCCTTCCATACATCAAAAGAAACGTTGTCATTAATCTTTAAAAGCCTGCAATTTTCAAACACATGATTCTCGTGGTATTTTGTCATGAAATTATTTGTTATATTTGAATGACCAATAGACAAGTTGGCAATATACTCCAGTTCCAACAAAAACTTCTTTGTTCTCGGATTGACCAAGAATATCAATTGTCCATTTTTTTTGTTGATATTATCACCAAGTATCGTAAGAAAATGTTTTGCCTGATTTTTTGTTTGAAATAGATACGGATACAACAGCCCTAAAATATTTTGAATTGTGTCGGTTTCTGGAATAGATGAAAACAGATTTCGGTCCTTGATTTGTTTTATGATATTTATCTTGGTTTTGTGTTTCCATTGCAGCAAGACGCGATCTTTAGAGATATTTGACAAAAGACAATGAATAATATCATCTTCCTTTACTATCTTGTAATTTTTACCATCATATTCGTAGAAATGGTTGTTTGATACAAGGTAATAATATTGATGCTTACTCAAAAACACCTGAATGAATATCTGCTGTTCGGTTGTCAAAAAGGAATGACGTGTCAGGCGCTTTTCATAATTAGCAAGTTCATTTTCCAGTGATGTTGGCAGATAATTATCAATATGGGTTGTTATTCGATTTAGCATATATTCATTATCCTTGTATTTTTCAAACATGTCATTTATTGTTTGAATGCATTTTGTTTTGCTGCTTGATTGTTCCATTACATTATTACGTTGTTATATATCTAATATCTTTACCATATACTAATAAAAATCTTTCTCGCATGCGTCGTATACAATCAAAACAATATTTTTATAAATGCGTTCAGAATATAATTTTTCAGAAAATAATGATTTAAAGCTTCTCGCGCAAACCTATATATAATGGTTAATGTTTTGACAATCAAAACTGTGCAAATCGCGCCATTTAGGACATTGATGACCGCGTTAAAGGATATTTTGCTGGAGACGAATATTTCGTTCCAACCGGATGGGATTCGTATCATCAATATGGACAAATCACATACTATTTTAGCACATTTACATCTTCCCTCGCAAAATTTTGAGTATTATGAATGTACAAAAGACAAGATTATTATTGGTGTCAATATGTTCCATCTTTTCAAACTTATTAACTCAATTGATAATAACGACACACTCACGATATACATTGAGAGTTCTGACTACGTTGACGGAATCGTTTCCCATTTAGCACTGAAATTTGAGAATGGAGAGATTAAACAATGCAAGACCCAGAAGTTGCGCCTCATTGAACCGGAACCTGAGGAACTGGATTACCCTGATGTGAAGTTTTCATCCATCATTAACTTGCCGTCTGTTGATTTCCAGAAGATTATTCGCGACCTGTCTTGTATTTCGGACAAACTTGAAATTAAATCTGTAGGCAACGAGCTAATATTCAAGTGTAGTGGACAATTTGCCTCTGCCGAAATTCATCGGGCTGAGGCTGATGGGAGCATGGGGTTTGTTTTGAAGCAGGATTCGTCAAAGATCATCCAGGGAGAGTTTTCTCTAAAAAATCTAGGGTATTTTATCAAGTGCACGAATTTGTGTTCTCAGATAGAGATGTATTTGGAGAATGATTTGCCTCTGGTTGTAAAGTATGATGTAGCCAGTCTTGGTAGCATAAAGTTGTGTCTTGCACAACTGCCTTCTTCTTAACATATTCAATCTCTTTTTTAAGTTTGATATTTTTTGTTTGATTATTTAAAATCAAACAAAATTTTTTATTAACACATATCAATATAGTTGTTGGTCGTCCCATTTGCCTTATTTGGATTGTAACTTAAAGCATGGTAATTTTTACCGGTTGTCGGACTAATAACATTCGTTAACGCAGATAACTTCAATGCAGAATATTTTGCTTGTACCCATGCTTTCCACATATTAACAAATATAGATCTAGGACTTGTTGAAGCCGAAGCATTAATTTCATCAACGCTAAAAGAAGAATAGTATACGGAACTCCACGCCAGACACTTTAATGCTTTATAGCTTAAGTTCCAAGAAATAGCTGCAGCAAAGAAATCGTATGTCATGCCATTATACCCATACATAGCAGGGTCGTCATTTGACAATACAATCGGACAACCAGACCTAAATAATCCATTTGCATAATGTCCGCGTAGGTCAGGTGTGTATTGAAGCATCTGATTACTTATTGGGCATATTTCTAGACATATATCCCTGTTCTTTAGCTCTTGTATAAGGTTTGGTCGCATAGCAATATTGAATCCATGGCCTATTCTCTGTGTATTAAATAGTATTGCATCTAATACATTTTCATTTGTTTGCCAGTTAGATTCTCCATCATGGAAGTAATAATTCATTTGTTTTGATGCATTAAACTGAGCTTCAATAATATTTGTATTGGCCCACGTTTTCTTATATGTTTCCGTCGAATTATATTTGTCTTCTTCTGCTATAAGGTCAAATCCTACAATCAAATTACCGATTGTTTGTTGAGTCCACTTTGGAAACTCTGTTATTGCTGGTACACCTGGTCTAGCGGGAGCATTCGCAAGATTAAACGAAAGGTCAGTTGCCGAAGCTGGATTGTCAGAAGGGTATACTGCATCTGTTATAGGAGTAAGATTAGGTTTTGTATATATTCTTCCAGTTTTCAACATATAGGCTGCCACAAGATGGTCAGTCATTTTTTCTGCTGATATAAGCCTGGGTGTACCTAAAATAAATCTCATCGTAAGATTTGCAGGTTTTACAGAAATAAATGTTGACATTTTACTTATAATCTTGTTAACTAAATCTACCTGTCTTTGCCTGATTGGTTTAGATTCATCAGTTGATAAACTAAACCCTAATCTAATTTCTATATGTTGCACTTTATTTAGAACATACGCATCTAAACCGCTTTTATAAAAAGCCTTTTTGAAATCTTCGTCTCCAGCGTCCACCATGCTACCATATCTACTATTTATCGTTTCAAAAGCACTCCAAACAACTGGAATGTCACGATCCCTCATACTATTGATACCATCACCACGCATTACCAAACGATTTCGTATAGCTTCTTTTACAACAGCTGTTATAGTAGGCGATGTTTTAGTTGTAGCATTAGCTACCCCTGTAAACAACCACTTAATACCATCAGGGTCTGTATATATACCAGTTGCATTATCTATTGTTACACCCATAGGGTCGGCTGGTTTTATACTGAATGACTTGAATAATGTTTTATCTGAACTATCATGCCAATATGGTTTATCTAGAATTGTCTTATTTACAAAAAATGACTTTGCTTTAGCTGTAGCAGTAGCTTTTATTGCAGGTAAAAAAATACCTGTATTAAGTATCCAATCAATATCACATACTGCACCAGAATGTATATGTAATACACTTCCTTTAGGCATGTCATTCAAAAAATTAAATACCTGGTTAGTAGAAACATCATATAAGCTTTTTACATCTGTAAAATAACTATGAGTAGGAAATTTTTTAGTTAATAATATTGACATTTGTTCTTCTGCAGTATCAGGATTGCTGAAGTCTGGTTTGAATTCTTTTAAATATTTAGCTATGATTTCATTATTATAATAATCGGCTACAGCCATTTCCATTTGTCTAATATTTATAAGTGGAATGGTCGACTTCTCGTTAGCGGGTAGTGAGAAAAAATCATTAAACCAGCTAGATATATATGGACCACCATACAAATAACCATTACCTTTAGACCCCGAAGGATAATTGTTGTATTCGTAACTCGCGCGTTCAGCTTCTGATTTCAAACGTTTCCTATCGATGTTATATTCAGCAAGAACCTCGTCTTCGGTGCCTTCATATAAAATTTCTCTGTTGTTTGATTGACTCATTATTGTTGATGGAAAATCAACAATTGTTTGAAGTTCAGGTGTAATTGTTATTGATTGTAACATTGTATCAGGAAATAGCGGAGGTTTCTGTAATATACCCGGAGCTAAACTAAAATTAGACCCAGGTTTTATTAATTCTGGTTTAAAACTTAAAAATGTTACATCTGTCATGGGTAGAGGAGACGTTACAACTTCTGGTTTAGGTAAAGTAAACTTCATACTATATATTATACAAATATAACATAGAACACAAAAATATTAATCTTATACCTTATATCAGACCTTATTTGCATGTTAATTATAATAAATATTTTGTTTAAAGATATTTCTATTATTCTGTATTCTGTATTTTTATATGCTTAACACTTAAAAGTTTGATATTAAATTTATTTTGTATTCGGTCTGTATTTCAACTTAGTTTCAATATACTCTTTGTTATAAATTCCAACCCTTGTAGTTCTATCCCACGTACTATAACTGACAAGAATATTGTTATCCTTTACAATGACACCCAAACAATATTCTATTGGGTCATGGTCAAATTTAAATGGTGCAGAATACCGAAGTAAATTCATGTCATTATCAAACACTACCAACATATGATAATAGTGACGCGGCTTTTCATATGAAACAACATGAGTAACAAACCAAATCTCGTTATTGTGTTTGTATCCACACGTTGAACCCCTGACTCGTTTGAATATTTTTGGCATTGGTTTCTCTGAAACAATATAAATCTGATTGTCTTCACGCGTCTCGCATAACTGAACCGGACACCAGTTATAAATAATATGCGTTTTATCTTTATAGTCTACATACACCCAGTTCTTCTCGCAGAAATTTTTATTGAATGAAGAGGTAATCTCTGTGCTATCAAGTGTATTTTTTGTGAGGTCGTATGTTCCATTCACAATACCTATGCGGTCGTCCTTGAGAAAACCAGTTCCAATAAACAGCATCTTATCACTATGATTATCTTTATAAATACGAACATCCTCGATGCCAACATATCTGCGCTTTGTATCATCAGTGTGTTCAAACCACTTACTCTTGCTTATAGTAAAATCATCGTCTAGCTCTACATATCTGTTTTTTGTAATAATCGAATCGTCGCAATTCAAATATCCGCCATTTTCGCTTATATAATAATTAACGTAACGGATATTCAAACAATACTTGCTTCCTGTAGTAGAATTATTTTCTACAATACAGCTAGAGGTCGAACGCATTTCAACTTTCTTGTCGTTGATCGTATCATTAATCATATCATCAAACTTAAGTGTATGAGTTGCTTTCAAAACATCCTTGTAAAACTTGAGATTACTCAGGATATTATCAAGCATTGGGTCCTCATTTGAAATGTTAAATATATGAACAAGCTGGTCGCCAATGTTTTTAACATTCAAATAAGAGGCAATAATAGTGTATTCATAGTCAAGTTTGTGGGTGTATATATCATTGTGTAAGAACAAAAACCCAGTTCTGTCTTCATCCTTTGCAATCGCTTCTTTTGCCATCTTATAGAAATTGTGTGAAAGCGTATGTTTTGACGTCTCTCTGTAATGTTTTACGATCTCATATAGATTCTCAACTCTTGACGGAAGGTAACTGAAACCCTCCATCCATGAGCAAATCGCCTTTTCAATCTGTCCCATCTGTTTATAACACAACCCAATGCGATAATAACTATACCATACCTCCTGAGCCCAACCGCCTATTTTAATTCTCTGTTCATATATAGGAATTGCTTTTTCAAATTGTCCCGAATCGTGGTAGCTATTCCCGAGATAAAAGTGAGATCTATCGCAATTAGGTTTAATACGAATTGCTTCAGTCAAGAGATTTATATCACGTATAAACTTATCGTGTTTGCTTCCCCCATCACCGATATCACTAATAAATAACTCATTCTTCTTGAAGCAGTAGTTAGAGTTTCTATCAGGTGCCGAAATATATTCATGTGTTACGCCGATGTATTTAAATTGTCCGTTATTTCGAACAATTCTCATGTTGTTAAAGAAAAACGAATCGTTTCCTTGTAAAATATGAAACGAATCGTATCTGCCGAGAATATCCTTGTCAAAATCACGAACCTCAAAAATCATATCTGCATCTAGAAATAATATATAGTCTGACATACCTTCACATTGTTGAAGAGCAAAATTTCGATTATATTCAAAGTTCTGAAATGGCTCTTGTACAACTTTGCCTTCTATTTTCTTATCTCCAAAAAATTTATTTATTAACTCTATCGTATTGTCCGTAGAACCAGTATCACATATACAATATGTATCTATAATTCCAGAAACGGAACCGAGTAAACGCTCAATAATCTTGGACTCATTCTTAACAATCATATTTAAACATAGCGTGGGCATTTTTTATAAAAAGGATGATTTATCTTTATATTATTATTTTTTCTTTTTCTTGTCGTTATATAATACATGGCATCGACACGTTTTAATTCAGACTCTGCTCGAATTAAAAAACATCTACAACAATCTACGGGGTCAGGCCGCTGGGTTTTGAATACCCCAGGAAACGGCGATAAACCATATTTTATGGAAGACCCACACATTATTTTACAGAAATGGGGCGGAAATCGAATGACGAATCAAACCGAATTAGAGAGTGATTTGTTTGGTGTGAATCGCAAACTAAATAAAGATTCTTTAGCAAAAGATAATGTCCGTGTGAAGTTAAGTAATAGTGTTCCCATACAATACCCGTCTACGAGTAAATTGTCAACCGAACAATCGCGAACTATACAGCCAGTATGGACAGCTCGTGAACTGGAACAAGTAAATTGGAACTATCCTCTCATGGACCCACAGGAAAATATATTCTTAAAATTTGAAAATAATCTCAGTACCCGTGTTTTGGAAAAGGATACTTTTACACAAAAACGAGATAATAATAATCTATTTAGTATATAATCATGGAGTTAGTTATTCCCTTTCTGGCATTAGGCGGAATGTATGTTGTGTCTAATCAAAAAAAGAAGTTTAAGTCAATAGAACCTTATTCGAATATAGTTAATCAACAAGTAGCACCAGATGAAAAGTTTCAATTTGCTAATGAAAACGACATTGATGAAATGAAAGGAATCTTAGAAAATTCTAATACTACAACCGATAAATATTTCAACGAGAATACATTTGTTAATGGTGTTAATGGTAACAACCATCAAAAAAATGCGCAAGCATATTCATTAACTGGTAATTATGTAGATATAGAAAAGTTTAAACATAATAATATGGTTCCATTCAACGGAAGAAAAGTCAAAGGTCAACTATACAATACAAGTGTAAATGAATCTGTTTTGGACAACATGACTGGTTCAGGCTCTCAGATAACTAGAAAATCTGAACAGGCTCCGTTATTCAAACCCGAAGATAACGTACAATGGTCTCATGGTGTACCAAACAATAGTGATTTTATTCAATCAAGAATGGTACAAAGTATGAAAAAGAACAATATCAAGCCTTTTGAATCAGAGATGGTTGGACCTGGTATGGGACAGGGGTTCAATACAATGGGTAGTGGAGGGTTCAATTCTGGCATGGAATCGCGTGACATGTGGATGCCAAAGAATGTCGATGAATTGCGTGTTGAAAGTAATCCTCGGATTGAATATGAGTTAGCGAATCATGAAGGACCTGCAAATTCTAATATAAAAATGACCGGTTTGATTGGTCGTGTAGAAAAACAAAGACCTGATACGTATTTTGAGCAAGACCAGGGTCGTTGGTTGACTACCACCGGTTCCGAAAAAGGAGAGACATTAAGACCCGAACAACAGATGGGGATATTAAGGAGAAATGACATTGTCACAAATTACGCTGGACCGGCTGTTTCAGCAGACATTAAGGCTGGATATGCTCCCAAAAACTTTGAAACAACGCGCAGAACACAGCTTGGTGAGTTGAACGTTGCGCCATCTAGCGCTGTAGGTTCAGGTCCTGTAAGTGATGAAAAACTTAAAAGTTACACAAATCACAACACACATCGTTCCGTTTCAAAACAACCCGATTCTATCAGAAGCGGTTTTGGAGGGGCTATAGGCGCTGTAGTTGCACCTTTGATGGATATACTGCGTCCTTCGCGAAAAGAAGAGGGTATCCAAAATATTCGTATCTACGGAGAAGCTGGAACAAGCGTACCTCAAAATTATGTAGTAAATCCTTCTGACGTAACATCTACAACTATCAGAGAAACTACAATGTATTCTCCTGAATTCAACATCAATAGTCAGCACTCAAGCATGTATGTGGATACACACAGACCAGTTGCCTCCACCCAGAGGGATTCTACGTCTGCTAACTATATGGGTGGTGCAGGAAGTGCATACGGAGAAATGGTATATGATATGCATCGTACTCAAAATAATACCAAGTCTGCCACTATTCAAAATAGAATGGCACCTGGTAACATGAACCTGTTCAATTCAAACTTACATGTTAATATTGTTAAACAGGACACCTCTCCTCTTGATTATCGTGCGTCTGCTCCTGCTGCTCCTATATCCAAACCTCCATCTTATTCTACACACGGAAAAACAATACATAGGCAATCTGCACCTCATGATGTGTCTAGAATAAATGGCGATTTGTTATCAGCATTCAAAGCAAATCCATACACACACTCGCTCAGTTCTGCGGTTTAAAACCATTTATTATGTATAAAGACTTATAGAATTGATTATTATGGGCCCATATATGTCGTAAAATATTTTTTAATTATATTTCTATTGCGTAAAATAGAGATATAAAAACACCTGGTACATTATAATATCTGCCGATGCTTGATATACACTCATCAATAAAGGAACGGCTATCACATTTTCAAAATATACATAAAATACCAAATATTATTTTCCACGGACCATCTGGTTGTGGCAAGCGAACTATTGTCAATAATTTTATAAAACAAATATACGACAATGATAAAGGTAAAATGAAGGCATTCACAATGTATGTAAATTGTGCACATGGTAAAGGTATTAAGTTTATTCGAGAAGAACTAAAATTTTTCGCAAAGACACATATAAATTCAAACAATGGCGATGTTTTTAAAAGCATTATTCTTATGAATGCTGATAATTTGACGATGGATGCTCAGTCAGCACTCCGTAGATGCATTGAACTTTTTAGTCATAATACACGTTTTTTTATTATTGTCGAGAATAAATATAAATTGTTGAAACCAATTTTATCACGATTTTGTGAAATTTATGTGCCTGAACCTATGATAGATGGAAAAATAATAAATTTATATCAACATAGCGTTGAAGAGGTGTTTAAATTGAGCAGCTTCAAAAAGCAACGTATTGATTTGTTGAAAAAAGAGTTAGGTAAAATTGTTGAAAACGATGATTTGTTCTCTATCAGTTCTAAGTTATACGAGTATGGTTATAGTGGAATGGATGTATTGAACCTACTAGAAAATCCGAAATTTATGTCCAACCAAATATCTACAAAAAAAAGATATGAATTATTAGTTGCATTTAATAAAGTACGCAAAGAGTTTAGGAACGAAAAACTGCTTATATTGTTTATATTGAATTTCATGTTTATGAGTTTAGATGTAACTTTAGAAAATATATCATTTATGTAATGGATGATTTTATAGTGAGTTCGTTACATGAAAGCAGAAACGAATGGGCTGCTCGTCTAGTTACTATTTTAACGCCTCTAGTTATTGATGGTTATAAATCTATTTTAGACGAGGCTGTTAAATTGTGTGTTAATAATAACGAGAATGACAAGTATCTGATGACATTCCAAAATTTTGTATCGCGTATACCAAAGTGGAACTCGACAATCATTGAAACAGAACGTACCAGAATATGCGATAAAAGTGGATGTGCGTATTTGGAAGACCTTATCACATGTGTACACGTCATTCAACTAAAGATTTTAACTGCAATGCGTACTGGACAGAGACAGAAGAAAATAGACATTAATATTCCCAAGATTGATGATTTTATTCACAAGATGTATATTAATGTCGCAAGAAAGGTCTATAAGAATGTTTATCTGTTCGAGTTAAACATCACACCTTTACAGGTTCAAAAACACAACCGAGAATTGGAGGTTATTGTACAGGAGTGTATTTTGAATACTGTGCGTGAAAGCATTCCAGTTGAGGCTATTTTGAAGGCATATTTAGATGAATCTGTTGAGGAGGATGTTGTTGAAGAAATTCGCGAACAGGTTATTGCCGAAACAAAGGCACCAGTAGAACCAGCACGCGCAGATGTTGTTGCCGCACCTGTTACGTCACAGCAAGAGGCATCGTCATCGGCAGTAAAATTTAATGACGTTGATTATGTAAAGGACGATAGTAATTTTGTGAATGAAGTTATTGCACCTAAGACTGATGAGCGATTAAGGGAGGTTTTTCAACAGCGAGAGTTTCAGCGAAATAGCGAGTTAACCCAAGGTGGTGGCGACGATGAAAATATTACTATTTCGACAGAACCATTTGCATTTGATGACATTCAGGATTTAGAGCCATCCAGACAAGGCGATACGATCCCAGATTTGGAGATTGATGTAGAGGAACTTTAAAGACTATGCGTTGTTAATGAAAATATAATATTGGTTTAGATTGTAATGGATAATATTTTTATGTTTTCTGCGGTTATATCGATTGTGTTCTTAGTTTTCAAATTTATCGAAATGCGATTTATCGAGAAGGAGAATAAGCCACTCAAGCTACTGGTGCGCGATACGTTACTTGTCTATGTAAGTGTCGTTTCAGGTCATTATATTCTTGAGCAATTGAAACCTGACCATATAGTTACATCTCCTGCTGTATTTACTGACAATCCTGGGTTTTAAATTGTTCCTAGTCAGATAAAAAATGTTATTCAATAAACAAATATGCGTTTATTGAATAAAAATTCACACAACACCCACGTTACCATCTGGTCGCCTTTTTAACACTGATTTTAGGACCCCCTCCTCGTTTTTTTACAGAGTTTGGGTCATATTTTTCGTCTTCTTCATCGGAGTTAAACCCCTTCGACAATTCCCAGAACTCTTTTGAACCTAATCTAAAGTCATTGTGACTATCAGCTTTATACCAAAACACCTGATCTTGTAGTTTATTTGATTTTGAGTTATTATTTATTACGAGACATTCGTAATTTTCGGTACATTGGTCCATAACCTGGCAAAAGGATTCAAATGTTGGAAACATACCAGCATAATTATCGTAAATTCGTTTGCGATTCGCAATGTATGGTTCGCGGAGTATAAACACATAATCTATGTTAGTACGTAATGTAGGCGGAACACCTAGCGGGTATTGCATTGTAATAATAAGCATAATTTTCCAGTGACGTCCATTCATAAATAGTAATCTCATCATCTTGTCTCTTGTCCATGAAGCATCATATAAGCAATCATCTAAAATAACAAACGCACGAGGGTCGATTGTGCTTCTCTTATAAGCCTCCATCTCTTTTTTTATCTGATTCAACACAGTCTTCTGTCGTTTAAGGATGTTTTCTATAATCGCTGTATTATACTCATTGTGAATAAATAACCTAGGAACAAGTTTACCATAAAACCCGTTACCCTCCTCTGTACCAGAGATAACTGTTCCAATTGGAATCTCCTGGTGATAATACAACAAATCTCTTACTAAGAAACTCTTACCTGTGTCACGACGTCCAATTAACACAACCACTGGACCTTTTGATTCATTTGGTTTAAAACTAATATTTTTCATATTGAATTTTGACAATTCTAGTGATCCCATTAGTCTTTGTATAAACTATAATAGTTTTTATTTTACGCATAATGTGGATAATGTTGTAAGTTTAAAACATGCATAATTTATATTTGGAGTACCTAATGATGATTAATTATCAAAAACGAAAAAATACAGAAATGTTTAGGGACCTAAACGATAAATTACTGATTTCTAAACATCAAAACTATATTCCCATGTATCAACGTTTTTTTTCACTCAATGAAAGCAATTATAACAATGTAAACCTAAATAACAAATGGCATGTAAGTGGCGTTATAGACAAACTCGACATAAACTCGTGTTTTAAATGTAAGCTAAAAAATTCAGAAGATAATCTAATCAAAAAGGCTGATGCATTTGTAAAATTTGCACCATTATTAGACCCATTCAAGTATTTAATTGGTAAATATGACATCAAAGATAATAATTTATTCAATTTACCCACAATAACATCTGATTCTACTAATACACACGATAAGATTCTTGACGTAAACAATGTTGCATATGTCGATGGTTTATTTTCATATTTAAACAGCATGTTATTAAACGAACAAAAATTTATACATGGAGTTGATTACTATGGCTCTTTTTTAGGAATAAAAAGAGAGTTTCAGATAAATGTTGCTGATGATATGGAGTTTTTAAAGAAATCTGATTTTTTCAAAAAAAATAAGGATATTCTTTTTAAATTTGATGATAATTATGAAATTGAAAAGACACCTGATATTAAATGCAAACCTCCTATTAAAATTGGTAATAACACTAGCATTATGTCGTCGTTATCACTTGATAGTATAAACGATGATTTGTTTGAAGATATGTTTACTGATAATGCGTGTAATGATGAGAGGAAGTGTTTGAATGATGAACATTCCAATCTGAACGAAGTATCAATTGATTTTGAAAACATGCTTATTACATCATCACTTAAATCAAACTCTAGTTGTTCATCTAGGTCATCCCATACAAATGATGGTGACGAGAAAAATAACGAACATGATAATGATAGTGATAGTGAAGATGTTAGCACTGATTCCGAATCTGATAATAATTCTTATTGTTCTGAATCTGGTTCAAGTTATACTGAAGAGGTCATTAATGTTACTATACCTGAATTTCCAGTACAGGTAATTTTTATGGAAAAGTGTGAAGATACATTTGACAATCTTATTTTATCAGATTCATTGAACAATGACGAATATATTTCAGCGTTGATGCAAATTAGTATGATATTATTGACTTATCAAAAGGTATTTGCTTTCACACACAATGACCTGCACACAAATAATGTAATGTATAATAAAACAAAACAAGAGTATATTTTTTACAGATACCAAAATTGCGTTTACAAGGTACCTACTTATGGTAGGATATATAAAATAATTGATTTTGGTAGGAGCATCTACAAAGTGAAAGGCAAAGTCTTCTGTAGCGATAGTTTTAAAAATGGCGGGGATGCTGCTACACAATATAACACAGAACCATATCTTGATGAAAAAAAACCAAGAGTCGAACCAAACTATAGTTTTGACTTATGTCGTCTTGCATGTTCAATTTATGATTATATCATAGATGATATGGATGACTCAATGTCATTCAAAAAAATTATTTTGGATATGTGCAAAGACGATAGTGGGATTAATCTTCTGTATAAATCAAACGGAGTCGAGAGATACCCAGATTTCAAACTTTATAAAATGATTGCACGATGCGTACATAACCACACACCACAAAAACAACTTGAGCGCACTGAATTTAAACAATTCGAGTTTTCAGGTAAAGTAAAAGGCGACATCATAGACATTGATGCTTTTCCTATATTTTTTTAGAAAATAGATTATATTTTATTGACCATTCTTCAATAAAATAAATATTTTATATATCTACCAGTCATCATTTGCTTTATGACACTGACTAATATCACTGAATCCTGGTAGTTGGTGTCCTGTTCTATTTTTAAAACCATACCATTTATCTGTCAATTGAAGTTGTTTCCATGCCTGATCAATGGTGTATATCCAAGATTGTTTTGTGTGTAATAACATGTGATTTGAGTTTTCTAACAACTTAATAAGTTTATCATAATAATGACTTTGAATAATATAACCAGCACTGGTCTGTGCTTCTCTTATCCTATATAATAATTCATCTTCTTTTTCATCAAAATTTATCAAATAATACGATAACATACAAACATCAAAATCTGGAATTGCATTAAAAAGATACCTTACCTGTTCTTTAAAAGTTTCTTTCGAAACACTAAAAAAAAAGTCGTCTTCGAATATCATTAAATTCTTATATTTATTGTCTCTTGCATATTTAATAGCCTCAAGATGTGACATCGAACATCCATAACATCCAAATTCAGGAAAGTCAAGTGCATTATATCTTTCAAATTCAATTTCATTTTTTGTTAACTCGCATTCTATATGTTGTCGTTTATCTTGGCGTCTCTCTAAATTTATATACAGAACATTTTCAATATACTCCATATAATATAAATAAGATAAAATTTGTCTTTATATTGTAACTTTTATTTTTTAACCGCAAACGGACCACTAACTAACTCACTGATACCATTGTCAGACTTTCCAACAACAATATTATCACCCTCAAACAACTCATTGCGAATATCAGCCGAAGTAACCGAATCCATCTCCTTGAAGTAATTCTCCTGTGTCGAAACACCAACCAGATTTCCATCATTATCAAGAGTCTGCGTTAATACATTTCCGGACTTCTCGGCATTCTTCATGTTCTCCTCGATTGCCTTTTGCTTTGTTTCCTTGATTCGCTGGTCAAATGATTGCTTTGCGTTCTTCTCATTCTTATTCTTCTCGTGCATGAGCTGATTCAATTCGTCCTCCATGTATTCAACACGACCAGTTTTATACGCCTCTGGGTCCCACGGCATCCACAGCCCAACTGGGCCAACAAATACATCATGACTTGGGTCCATTTCACGGAGTAACTTTGCTCGCATTTCAGCCTCTTCAACTGAAGGATAAGAACCACGGACCTTTACGCCTCTAGTGTTCGTCTGAAAGTTGCATGCGACATTGAATCGCTTATCTAAATCATCCTCATTGTTATCAACAAATGTCTTGTACTGGTCAACAATAGAATCCTCAAGTAACTTACTGCGCTCATCCTTTACAAATTCTTTGTAGTCTGCCGATAAATCATCAAATGATAAATTATACTTGAATGAAACAAAATTTAAAAACTGGATAAATTTCTCCATTGACTTGTTAAAATCCCATTGCTTTAGGAACTCCTCGAAAACAAACATCTCTTTTTGTTTCAAAATCTTTTCTGGTGAAACAAAAGAAACACATACAAATTTTTGACCGGCGATTGACTTATCTTCATCTAATAGGTCGACGTATTTAGGATTAGACTTTCCCCCTCTCATCGTTTTCTTTTCATAAACATCGCCTTTCTTGTGTTCCATTAACTAGTTTAGCTATAATATTCTAAGTAATTTATCGCATATATATATATTTTTTTCTAAGCAATTAATATAAATGAACGGATTACTGAACTTCAATATTCAAGAGCTTGTTCGTCGTGTGATCAAATATCTTGTTGAGGGTCTCATGGTTTCCATCGCCTGTTATGCCATTCCTAAACGTTCTCTCAACATGGAGGAGATTGTTCTCATTGCGTTAACTGCGGCTGCTACATTCAGCATCCTCGATACCTACATTCCCAGCATGGGTGTTACCGCTCGCTCTGGAGCTGGTTTTGGTATTGGAGCCAACCTCGTCCACTTCCCTGGTGGGTTTTAAACAATTTTTATTATAGAAATTAATTTTAATTAGTTCAGAATAATTGAAAAATAAAATTTACGTCATTCAACACATGACGTAAATAAATTAGTTTATGA